ATCTATATTTTTATATGCTTTATAGATCTTATTAAAAGTATTTCGATATACTAGACAAGTTGCATACAGTTTCTTGTGCATAGCTTGATAGTGATAAGTTACTGCTCTATCTCTATTTAAAACCTTTGCTATTACGTTTCTATGTATGTTATCTTCTTTCATAGCAATATAAGCTGAAGCTGCTCTAGCAACTTGTATTGGTCTTTTTCTTGTTTTCAATGATAAAGATCCGTGTGGCATACCTAATACAGTTGTAGCAATACCACATATAGCTTTAAAGTTAGTTTCTTCAGTCATCTTAAAAAGGTAAATCTTCAGGTGTAGTACCTGTAAAATCTGTACCCATAGTAACATTATCTTTTGATGTATTACCATTAGCCCATTTCCAACCTGTAATGTTTGTGTAGTATTTACCATTGTATTCTCTACTTTCTACGTTTACAGATACCTCTACACTATCTCCTTCATTAAATCTTTTAACTGATTCAATAGCTTTATCTCCAAATGCAGTAATACATACCTCTTTTGAATACTCATCAGACTGAGTTATTATTACATCTAGCTTTTGCCATTCATTACCAGCTTTACTTGTTCCACTTTGTAGTTTTAACTTTTTCTTAATTGTTCCTTTAATTTCCATTTTTTTTATTCTTTTGTATAATTAGTAAATTTCTTTTTAAATTCTTCTGATTCATCTTCTCCAAATACTCCAAGTTCATAGAAACCTGTTAGCTTCAGTACAGCTCTTGACATTGCCCTCTTTTCAGCCATCTCTAAAACATACCAAGTGTTACAGTTGCCATCTTTGTACCCTTCTCCTTTGAGTGCTGATCCAAATGTTTCTATCCATATTTTAGTATTGTCTGCTTTGCATTTTACTGCTGCAAAATTAGGTTCGCATTTTACAATTTCAAATGAGAGTCCTATATTTTCTAAAGCTGCAATTTTCTCAATACCACTTCTTGTAATAATGATGTAGTGTTGATGCTTAAATACATCATCTTTAGTTAGGTTGTACTTAATGTACTTTTCTTTTAATATTTCTGTTTTCATTTCTTAATTATTTATTTATTAAATTCATTTTCATAACATTCTACACATATAGTCTCATAATCTGATTGGTCTAGTTCTTCATCACATTGTTCACAACAAGGATTAGTACCATTCCAGTCAGTAGGATCTACACAATTTTGATTGGTTGATTTTGTATATTCTTCGTAATTCATTATGATACTACTAAATTAGTTATCCATACAATTAAAATTACTGAAGCAATACCTACAACAATATCTGCTATAAAGCTATATTTTTTTTGTTCTTCGTACTTTATTGAGCTGATTGCATAATCTGACATTAGGTTCTTAGTAAAGAATCTTTTAATTTCTTCTGAGTTGAAAATATGTTCTTGTCTTGTTGTACGATTGATTACTCTAAATTTTGACATCTTAAATAGTTTTGATTAATAATGATACAAAAGTACATAAAATAAACGATACTCACAAGTTTATTAATATACTTATTAACAATTTAAGTGTTAAGAAAGGTAATGACTAGATAAAAGTAGTAGAATTATAATTAGTAAATAAAAACCAAATAATTGCCAAGTTATGTCTTTTTTCATTACAAAGGCATTAAAAGATTCAATGGAGTTTTACCATTATTTAATACAACTGCACAACCAACAGCTGGACGTTTACCATACTTTGCGTAAGCCATTGCGTAAGATTTGTGATTTATACCACAACCTACTTGAGTTCCAAAAACTCTAAACTTTTTACCTACATAGTGTTCTGTGTAAGCTTGTGTATGTAAGTGTCCTTGTACAACATTAATCATATTAGCTCTACAAGAAGTTCTAGCAGTACCACCTTCTCCGTGTTGATAAAGAACATCATCTTGAATATAATGCTCTACAAAGTTCCAATCAGGAGTTTCTAATACTTCCTTATAAGACTTTATCCATTTACTTGGTATTGCTGAAGTCTGTGCTTTTCGCATTATAATTCTGTCGTGGTTTCCTATAATAACAGTTGCTTTAGGAAAAGCATTTCTCCATCTTGCAATACGTTTTATAGCAAAATCTAATTCATCTGCACCGCCCATACCATCAGCTGAAGTTTCGTGATAGCTAGAAAAGTGGTTATCTATTACATCTCCTATAAATACTACTTCAGTACATTTATAAGTGTAGTATTGATCTATGCACCAATCAAGATAGCCATCTAAACAAAAAGGTTCGTGTAAGTCTCCTATAACTAATACGTTACGAGTTTCAGACTCTCTCATCTTTTGTAAAGCGACTATCTCGTGTGGCTTTAATCTATAACGATTATTTCTTTGACTTTCCAAAATCTGCGAATGATTGTCCACCTAACATAGCGATTAAACTCCACCAAATTTTAGATACTGATTCTTCATCTACATTTAAAGCATTTGCAATTAAAGGAATAACAATAGATGCTAATCCTAACCATACCTTCTTAGATGTAAGAAGTTGTGTAATAATGTAATTTTTCATTTTATTTATTTTTAATTATTAATTTAATATTTTCTCCTCCCAAATTTATTATCTCTTTCATTAACAATGACATAGCTAATGATGAGTTACTAACAAAGTCTTGTTGACGTTTTTGTCCTACTAGAATACAACCCCTTGAATCTTCTGCCTTATTGCCTTTGTGGAATAGTATATAGTCTCTATTAGGAACGTCTTGTACTAATAAGTGTAAATAGTCTCTTGTACCACTTTCTCTAGGGTATCTAAGTCTTACATTATATACACCCATAGGAATACTTGAAATACGTCTTTGATTATCTTTATAAGGCAATTCTAAAGTATCACAAAACATCTCTCCATCTACGTACAACTTACCAATTATAGAATCTTTTGTAAAAGTATCTCTAATTAAAACTAGACTAACGACCTTGTCCTCTGTAAGTGTTTTTGTCTTGCTTTGAGTGTCTACCCTTTCTTTTTCTTCTAATGCTCTTAGAAGTGCTTGAAATAACTTTACGAGCCATTTATTTATTATCTTCAAATTTAAAAAATTTATATATTGTATATGCTATTGAAAGTATCAATGCAACAAAACTTAATATTTCGTTTGCACTAGCTAAAGTAAAGCCAATAGCTGAACCATTAGCTAATCCTACTTGTATTGTGTCTTTGAGGTCGTTCATTCTTGTTATTTTTTGGCTTACTTTCTAAGTAGGATTTCAGCTTGGTTACGTTAATTAATTTTGGTTTATAGTGTTTCTTCATCAATCAGATGCGTTTAAAAAATTCTGTAATGTAAGTCTAGTACCTTGTTGATTAGGTCTTTCTAGATTCATACCATTATAGTACGCATTTCTGTCAGGATTAACATCTGATCCACTATTCTGATTGTACTCAGGAAAGCTAGAAGTATTATTACAAATGTACTCTATAAGTCTTTCTGTATAGTATTGAGCAGTATTTGAAACTTCTTCTCTTAAACTTTGACTCTCCTCCGTACTAAGTGCATTTCCCGTCTCTGATGTCTTAGAATATATGTTACCATTTTCTATCTTAAAACGTAAAAAAGGTACTGCGTGGTAAAATGCCCAATTAGGTAGCATATCTCCTATGTAATCATCTAACAAAGTTTTGTAAGCTGCGTTAGCTACATCTCCTATCGTACCAGCAGTTATCAAGTCTTTTAGCTTCTGTGTAAGTTGAGTTCCTAACTTTGGTTCTACATAAAGCTTCTGTGCCTGACGTACATAAGGTAATAATAAATTAGGATCAACATTAAGATTTATTGCTGTTGAGTCTTTTAGTTTTTCTTCTGATATAAATAATACGTATGCCATAATTATCTTGGTTCTAAAAATCCGTTATTCTTCATTTTCTTTGGTGGCTTTGCAACTAATACATTGTTCTTTTTAGCAGTAAACCCTTCTGACTTAGCTTTAGTATATCCTATTAAATCAGCATCTTCTATCTTAGTAGTCTTAGACTCTCCTATTGTAGTCTTGTATATCTGACGTAACCAATAATGATGACAGTTACCTCCTCCTTTATAAAGCCATATAGAGTATGTGTTAGCACCTCGCGGCCCCCATCCTGGATTTACAGGTCTTTTACTCATATTAATTATATCTTCCTTACGATATACCTTTTTTTGACCTGTCATTTGTCTGCAAAAATCTCTAGTTTCTCCTTCTTGACTTAAGAAGTTATCTTTAGTATATACATAACGTACTCTAAAATAATCATAAGTCTTTTTAGATACACCATCTTGTTCAGATTTTCTACTAGGTATTGCTCTACCTGTACTTGCTAATTCTATCTTTTCATTAGCTACATCATTTAAAACTTCTTCAAAGTCAAAGTCTGTATGTTCATCAACTACTTTTTCTTCTTCTACTAATTCCCATTCTTCAGGCATATCTTCCCCAAATTCTTCAATAAAAGATTCGAGTTCAGTCTTTTCTGCTTTTTCTGTTTTACTAAAATCATCTCTATCTTCTACTACTTCTTCATCATCTGATAAAGGTGCTAATCCTATATCTTCTCTAATTTCGTCTTGAGTCATAACTTCTCTGATAGTCTCAGAATCAAATTGTATTGTGATAGGTTTTAATTGTACAAACTCAACAGGTAAGTTTATATTATTTACTGAGAATATAGTCTGTAAAGTATTTAAGATGTTTAACTGAAAACCTCTAACAACAGTATTTTGATAGAAATTAGCAGCATTAACTAATTCGTCAGTATTAGAGCTAAAGCCATTAGTAGAATCTATTCCTAAAAGTGTTTTAGACGTTACTCTGTGAGCTGAACAGATATTCTGAACCAATAGCTCTTGTAATGCTAGATATTGCTTATCTGCGTCTGATACTGATATTGGAGTTATCTCAGGTGTTCTAGTTTTATCATCTGAAAATGTCAATATAAACTTACCTGAGTTTTTAGCTCCTGTGAATTTCTCTGTTAGACTTTGTTCTATTTGAAACCTTTCTTCTTGTGTTGGTATTCCGTTTGCGAAAGAAATAAAGTAGCTACCACTAAAACCATTCTCTATATTAGATAAATGAAACTCTGCTACTCTTTGATCTACTAATGCCCAATTACAACCAGCTATATAGTCTGGTGTATGATAGATATCCATATTAGGAGAATAAGCTCCTGAATATAATAACTGACTACCTGATGTTCTATCGTTTACATTAAATGCTGCTATTGGATAAGGTTTGTTCATTCTTGTATTACTCCAATCAGCACATATAAAGTATGTATCTACTTGTCCTAATTCGTTTGGTCTTCCTGCTCTTACCCTTTCAACAGGAACGTGGAAAAGCTCAACTATTTCTGTTCTTTCTCTATTATATACACAATGTAATGCGTACCCTCCTTGAAGTTTAAAATCAAAAGCTACCTTTTTTATGACTTGATGTAATGACTCTTTGCTGTTTGCGTGTCTTAAAAACTTCTTTAGTTTAACATAAGTATCTAAGTTATAATCTTCTTCTTCACAAATTAAGTCTTGTCCTGCAATCATTTCAGCTGTGGAATTTATAATAGCTGCGTGAGTTGAACTATTATAGTATAAGTCTATTAAGAATTGAGGGTATAGGTTTCTCCCATAATCTTCTGTTCCGTATTCTATATAGTCTTTACCTCTTACCTCTGATACAACAGGTGCTGTTTGAGTTTCTAAATTTATACTTAAGATATTGTCTTTCATTTTATTTGTTTTATATTTCTTCTAATTCATCAGGGTCAACATCAATACCATCTGCATTTTTTGCATAACCTAAAAACGAATGTACGCAATCTGTTGGAAATACCTCATTAATTCCAAAGTCATATTCTACCTTAGTCATTAAGTCATAGAATACACCATCATAGTAAACAGGTGGTGTTAACTCGTGTCCTTCATCATCATAAGTAGCAGGTATCTCTACTATTTTACCTATGTAAACTATTGCTTGAGTACCATTAATGTATAGGTCTTGACTTACTCCTTCTTCAGTTACTACTTTATAAGTACCTTTAGCAAGTAAATCTGCATCTCCTTGTGCTTTTGTGTCGTATTGTAATTTATATATATTCATATTATGAAGTTAAGGCTGCTAATCTTGCATCTGAAAGTGTTGCATCATAAGGACTTCCACCTAACGCTGTGTTATATACTTGTAGTTGTTTTACTTTGCCGAAAAACTCATCATTACCATCTCCTCTATTAAAAGATGCGTCATTCAATGCCGAAGTAAATGAAAAAGTTGACGAGTTTGTTGATACTTCTGTTCCATTAATGTATAGACTATTATCTCCACTTTTGTATTTTAAGGCTATTTTGTTAAATTGTGTTATATCTGAAACATCAAAGTTCATTTGGAAAGTTACACCATTATCATCTTTTATTATTGCATTTATTCTATTGCTATCCGTTCTGTATCTAATACCTACTGAATTTGTATTAGTACCATCATTTAAAGATATACTTCTAAAAGTCAAATCATCACTTAGAGCAGCCATTTCAACAAACAAAACACCCTCTGTACTATTAATCAAACTACCTATACCATCTCTTGTGAAGATGTCTTGGTTTCTTGTAACTCCTAATGCTGTACCGAAATTAGGAATATAACTTGTCGCGTAAGAACCTGCTTCAATCTGGACGCCCCACACATATAAACCACTAGAACCATCTCCTTGATAAGTTATATCATCATTTGCATTAAGTATTGATATATTTGCTTGTGCTATTGTTGATGTTGATGTGAAAGTCATTATGCATCTGTACCATCCATTGCCATAATCAACCATACTATTAGTTGCTGAAGAACCACTACTAATTACTTGTCCATTAGAAAGATTGAATTTACCATCTGTACTACTCATTGCTGCGTTTGAAAATCTAATAGATGTTCTCTCTTCTTTTTTAGCAAAAAAACTCATAGTGTATACTGCACCATTTGTTACAGGTGTATTTGGACTACCATAACGAATAGTATGAGAAGAATTAGATGAATCTTCTTTTAATTTATCTGCATTTGTTTCTCCACTTGGAGATGTAGTTGAATGTTCTACTACTGATAAATTTGATGTAGTCCAATTACTACTAAAATCCTCACTATAAGGTATAAGATTAGTCCTCTCTGGCTCTGCTAATATATGTGGACAACCTCCTCCTGTGTAGTCTATACGAGGTACGTTATCTCTTGTAACTTCTTTTACTGATATGTTTGTTATGCTTATATCAAGAGAATCACTACCTGAACCTGTACCCATTTGTAAATAACCTGTGGCAGTAGATGTTGCAGTCAAAAATAATGTTATATCTCCACTTGCACTTACTTGTTCTATATTACTTATACTTGCACTTGCACCTGAGATTGCATTACTAATTAAAACTCTTAAATCATCTCCACTATTTTTTGTGTATGTGAAAGTTACTTTATAAGTTTTACCATTTACAATACTTATACTATTTGAAACTGCACCTGCAAAAGAAGAAGATATAATTGCACTTGTAATATTGTTTCCTGATGTTGTAAAGGTACTAAATGGATAGGTTGTGCCATTTGTAAAACCTGTAACTTCTTCCCCACCTAAAACCTCAGCATAATTTACTAAACCATTCTCATCTACTCTTGTAGCAGCAGTTGCTCTAGTAACATCCATATCTGCACCTGTAAACTCTCTAACTGATACATTATAAATATCACCATTAAAAGAAGATGGTCTAAATCTTAATTCAGTAGATGTTGCTATTCCTATGCTTTTATAAACTTCATTAGAACTTGTAGAACCCAATCCACTATTTAAAAGTTCTACTGAACCACTTACTCTATTTCTAATTTCATAAGAAAATTCATAAGTTTTGCCAACTTCTAATATAGCCTGTTTTAATTCTTGAGATGAGCCACTAGCACCATTACCGTGAGCAGCACCGCCACTTATAGTCCATACTGCTTCAATAGTCCATCCTGTATTACCTTGACTAAAATCTCCATTTACTACTAATTCGCTACCATAAGCAATAGTAGGTTTTACTGCAAATAAAGTTCCTGCCTTATATCCGTTAGGAGTTACTACTATACTAACATCATCTAATAAACTCATTCTATATTATTTAAAGTTGTTAATTGTGCTTCTAAACAAGCCTTAGCTTCAAATACTCCACCATCAGCAATAACTCTTGCTTTAAAGTCGCTAACCTGCTTTTGTACAGGTGTTAATCCTCCTTTATTACTAGAAGGTAAAGACATTCCTAGTGCTAATCTCATTATATTACTTGGTCATAGTAACAAATAGCTACTCCACTTGTTAAAGTTATAGAAGTTACTGCAAGAAATAATGTAGTACCTGCTGCAAAAGTAGTTTGTAATCTAGCTGCTGATGATCCTGTACCTGTTTGTATATTAGTTGCAGTAATTTCAGATACTACACTTTCCACAGGGAAATATATTGCATAGTAGTCTTTTCCTGTCATAGCTACTGTGCCTATAACATCACATCTGTGTTTTCCTAATTGCTCTGTTAAAAGCTGTTGTACGTTTTCTATTGCCATTTTTTAATTTTTTATTGTCCGTAATATATATAATTTGTTCCTGAGCTTGGCTCATATTCATTGTATTGTACTTGTTGTGTTCCGTCTTTCTCTGCTACATACATCTTGCCTTTGGTAACTAACCCTTGCACTATGCCTTTAGTGTCAGCAGGAGGGCTTAAAACATCATTCTCCGTTACAGGAGCATTACCTGATGATACTGATACTGCACCTACCCAACTAACTTCGTAAACTTCATACTTCCAATATCCAGCTGGTAAGAATTTAATATCTCCATTATAAACATCAGGAGTTGTATTGTATGTAAAAGTAAACTCTGTATATCTTGGAAATATTGTCTCAGTAGTTCCATAAGCATATTGAACTGACTTATCCATATCATTAGTAAACTTTAACAAATGTCTTATCTGTGATGAAGCTACTGAAGTGTTGATACGATTGTCTTCAGTTTGTAAGAAAGTTGTTAGATTAGTCTCTGTTATTGCTTGTATCATACTATATAATAGAAAAAGTCTGTTTTTATTTGCCTTTAAAAAGAAAAGAGTAACAATTAAGCTACTCTCCTCTAAGAAATATATGAAAACTACTAATTAAGATGTTACAATTGATGTTAATTGTGTAAATCCTGCATTATCAAATGGTGTTGTTGTATAGTTTTCTAACATTGCAAATGGTATAGGCTCCATTCCGTCAAATGTTAAAGTGTAACCATTTCTATCTCCAAATGCTGCACCACTATCCATAGTACCTGCATTAAGTTCTAATCCGTTAGACATACCTAAAGCTATAATAACGTCATTTCCACCTGTTAATTGTTGATTTAATTGTGCAAAAATTCTAACTTTACTCTGAGCTAATAATTTAATCTGATTTTGATCTTCCTTTGTAAGTTTATTTAATATAATATTAACTGAAGGTGTTTGATAGTATGTTCCGTTTTCTCTAGAACCTACAATAGTATCTGTTACAGAAGAAACACCTAAAGGCATTGCATATCTATATATAGAAGTATTATTAAAATCAATAGTATCTATTTCCAATGGATTTGTGCCATCATAAGCGTATGTTATAGCTTCATCATATACTGAAAAATAGATGTACTTTACACCTCCACTGATTCTATTGCAGTCAAGTCCTCTTCCTTTTGTAATTGCTGTACAAGCCATTGTTTATTATTTTTAAGTTAAGGGAGATCTTTTACACTCTCCCGTTATTTTTGTTATTACGACTGTCTTACGATATCAGCTCCTATTCCTGTTTGAACACCTCCTGAGTATCTTGCAACTAATCTCATATTGTCAGAACCATCTAACTGAGCCATATCCATTAATGTAATTCTTGTAGCATCTGATAATAAGTCCGTTCCATAATGTAAGTTTGACTTCTGAGCTGCTACTAATTGGTCATCTACCATTCCTGGACAAACTGCGATTTTGTAACCTTCAAATACAGGAGCATAGTCTCCGTTCATATTGTAAGCATTAACATATCCTAATGTAGATACTGCTGAGATATATAAAGCATAAGTTTTAGGACTCATATAAATATGTAAGTCTTCTTTTCTTAATACTGCTGAAATATTAGTAGCCATATTAGCTGTTAAAGCTTGTAGGTTAGTAATGATGTTAGCTGCTGTGTAAGCTCCTGAAGCTGCATCTTGATGAACCGTTGCATCAACTCCTGGTAAAAGGTAACCTGTTGCAGCTCCTAAGAAACCGTTAAATTTCCCTGCTGCTGCTGTACCTGACCAAATGCTTTCTTCTGTTGCTTCTGCAATGATTTCTCCCATATAAGAGATAACATAGTCATCAAAAGATGCTGGAGGTGGTGCGCCTGCTCCTGCTCTCATTTGTAAAGCTTCCCAAGAATCTAAAAGAGTAGATTTACAAAGGTCTAAATTGATTTGTAAGTTTTTAGGTTCTAATACTTTCTCAGTAAGTGCTAAAGTACCTGCTCCTGTAAAGTCACAAGTTGCATCAGCAACTACTCCTGATCCAGCCATACGTTGGATATTAGATTTGAACTTGATATTTTCTATTACATTAAGAAAGTCAAGTGATTTTGCTTCTTTTAAAGCTGCACTGATGTAAAAACCAGCTGCTTTTCCAGAAAAGTTTGATGTTGTAGTAAACGCCATTTTTTAAAATTTTAAATTATTATTATTTGTTTAAGTTGTATAAAAATCTTTCTTGCTTAGATAGTTTGCTGTATTCTTTTCTTGATAGAGCTTTTCTTTCTGAGCTAAATTTATTTGTGTTAATTGGAGAGTCAGCTGGTGATTTAGCTAATTCAGTTTTTAGTTTTTCGTTTTCAGACTTTAACTTCTCTAATTCTTCTTCTGCTGAAAATTCAACTACTTCAGTTGTTTTGATAGACTTAGGATTAGTACCTGGCTCTGTTACTTCTTCAGCTAGTTCTTCTACTTCTTCGTCTCCTCCTACTTTGTCTTCTTTAAGTTTAGCAACTGCATCTTCTAGGTTTTGTATTCTTTTCTCCATACCTTCCCAATCAGCAACATCTGCTTCTTCTGCCATTTCTTCTTTGTCTTCAGTAGCTTCTACTTCTTCTTCAGTTTCTGTTTCCATAACCTCAGCAACTACACCTTCTTCTTCAACTCTGAAAGTTACACCCTCAGCAGTCTTGTAAGTACCGATAGGTAAAAGGATTGTAGTACCATCTTCAGTTAGTACAGATATATCTACTCCTGATGCTAATTCTTCAGCAGTTGATACGAAAATAGTGCCATCTTCTGACTTTGCTTGCCATTCAAGTTTAACACTTTCGTCTTTGTTTAGACCTAGTGCTACTAATATTTGTTCTTTAATGTCCATAGTTTCTTTTTTAATATAATAGAATAGTTATTTATTTATTTGATTTTTAAACTTCTGATGATTTTAATACTGCTTTTAATGCTTGTTCATTAGCTGCCATATCTTTATCAACACTATTGTCCGTGTACAATCCTTTGTAGATATATTCTTGTTGATTTTTTAAACCACTAGCAACTCCTAATTCATCTACTTGCTTTTTAAAACTTTTACTTTGCTTATCAATTCTTACATCTCTTTTTTTAATATTTTCGAGATGTCCAAAAGCAGCGGCTAAATCAGTTCTTACTTGTCTAATTAATTTTCTATAAGCTGAACGACTTTTACCATTAGCATTAACATCAGAAAGAATATCCTCTACTAATCCCAACTCAACTCTTTCTGCTTTTAGTTCAGTCTTAGATTCTCTTATTATCTCATTTAAAGCACTTAATATTTGTTCAGGTGTTGGTTGTTGTTTTTGCATTTCTTCAAATTTATTAGTGAAATAACCTTCTATTGAAAGTCCTTTAAGTTCTCCTTCTTTTATCTTATTCCATAAGTCTTCGTTCTCTATCTTCATTTTAACGAACCAAGTGCCATTAGGTAAGTCGTAACCATACATCTTAGACTTATCACTATCTCCTTCCTTAATCCAAGATTCTACTGTTAGAACTCCTGATACTCTGTCTTTATGTTCGTAAGTAGCTTTATGATGATTGTTATGTTTTAAATATAACTCACTAGCTTTTCTAACTGTTTCAGGACTAAAGTAAACATAATACTCAGAGTCTGTGTTAGGATCATATCTAAAGATTTGCTTGTTAGGTATTAAAGCTGGACTTACTAGCATACGCTTTTCTTCATCTACCTTTGCAAATGTCAAGTTGTTTTTCTCTTTACCAAAGAATACAAAGTCTTGCTCTATTGCTGGAGAGTTTACTAAGCTAATAGCATCGATAGCTAGTTCTTGACTATCATCTGCTATTACTAATTCTACTATTTTAGTTTCTTTCATATTATTATCTTAAACTTTTAATAAAATCTCTTGATAATTTTGCTAATTCTTTTGATCTTAAACTTATAAAACCTAAATCTTTAGGATCATCTACACCTAAATCA